AAGCTGAACCTGATGTACCTGCTGTACCTGAAGATCCAGATGTACCTGAAGTACCAGAAGTAGCACTTACTGCTGAAGCACCTGCTGCACCGGCAATACCTGAAGTACCTGAACTACCTGAAGTACCACTTGTACCACTAGTTCCTGCTGTACCGTTTGTACCAGAAGATCCGCTTGTACCTGAGGTACCGTTTGTACCTGAAGTTCCTGCAGCACCGCTTGTGCCTGAAGAACCGCTTGTACCTGAAGTACCTGAAGTGCCATTTGTACCTGATGTACCAGATGTACCTGCTGTACCAGAAGATGCTGCTAAACCTGAAGTACCAGTTGAACCTGAGCTTCCTGAAGTACCTGAAGTTGAACTTTGACCGCTATTACCGGCAGCACCATTTGATCCTGAGGATCCTGAAGTACCGCTTGTACCTGAAGTTGCTGAGGCACCTGAAGTACCATTTGTACCTGTTGAACCAGATGAACCTGAACTTCCACTAGTTCCACTTGAGTTAGATGTTCCAGATGAACCTGAAGTTCCTGAACTACCACTTGTTCCTGAAGAACCAGAAGTACCACTAGTTCCTGATGAACCGCTTGAACCACTTGTACCAGAAGAACCAGAAGTACCGCTTGTACCACTTGTATTTGATATACCACTAGCACCTGCTAGACCTGAGGTACCAGAACTACCTGAGCTTCCGCTTGTGCCTGAACTTCCAGAGGTACCTGCTGTACCTGAAGTTCCTGACGAACCTGATGTTCCTGAAGAATCTGATGTACCGCTAGTTCCTGCAGTACCATTTGTACCTGATGTACCTGAACTACCTGAAGTTCCTGCACTACCTGAAACACCAGATGTACCTGAAGTACCTGATGTACCAGAATTACCGGCTAAACCTGAAGTACCTGAGCTTCCACTTGAACCAGATGTTCCAGAAGTAGCAGATTGACCACTATTACCAGAGTTACCATTTGTTCCGTTTGAACCTGATGTACCTGAAGTGCCATTTGTGCCTGAAGATCCTGAAATACCAGATAAACCTGAAGTGCCTGTACTTCCACTTGAACCTGAAGTACCAGAAGTGGCGCTTTGACCACTATTACCGTTTGCACCAGATGAACCTGAACTACCTGATGAACCTGATGTTCCGCTTGTGCCTGAAGTTCCTGCTGAACCACTTGATCCAGATAAACCTGAAGTACCAGTTGAACCTGAACTTCCACTTGTACCTGAGGTTGCACTTTGTCCTGAGTTTCCGTTTACACCTGAAGAACCACTTGTTCCAGATGTACCTGAACTACCTGATGAACCTGAAGTACCACTTGAACCTACTAAACCTGAAGTACCTGAACTGCCTGAGCTACCGCTTGTACCTGAGGTTGCACTTTGACCACTATTTCCTGATACACCAGAAGATCCGTTTGATCCTGAACTTCCTGAGCTACCTGATGAACCTGAAGTACCTGACGAACCTACTAAACCTGAAGTACCTGTACTTCCACTTGAACCTGAAGTACCAGAAGTTGCACTTTGTCCTGAATTTCCAGCAATACCTGATGATCCATTTGAACCTGAGCTACCAGAAGATCCTGAAGTGCCTGAAGTGCCTGACGAACCTACTAAACCTGAAGTACCTGATGAACCTGATGAACCTGAAGTACCTGAAGTTGCACTTTGTCCTGAATTTCCAGCAATACCTGATGATCCATTCGAACCACTAGATCCTGATGAACCTGAAGTACCACTTGAACCTGATGAACCAGTTAAACCTGAGGTACCAGATGAACCTGAGCTACCGCTTGTGCCTGAAGTTGCTGATTGACCGCTGTTACCAGAAACACCATTTGAACCACTACTACCACTAGAACCAGATGAACCTGAACTACCAGAAGATGCCGCTAAACCTGAAGTACCTGTACTACCAGAAGAACCTGATGTTCCTGAGGTAGCACTTTGACCACTATTTCCTGCTATACCAGAAGATCCATTTGAACCTGAACTACCTGAAGAGCCAGATGTACCAGATGAACCAGACGATGAGGTTAAACCACTTGTACCAGAAGAACCTGATGTTCCACTTGTACCTGAAGTTGCAGATTGACCACTATTACCACCAGCACCCGCTGAACCAGATGAACCTGAAGATCCACTTGTACCTGCTGTACCTGAAGAACCAGCACTTGCTGAGCTACCAGAAGTACCGCTTGTACCTCCACTTGTACCTGAAGAACCTTCTATACCAGAACTACCTGAAGAACCAGATGATCCAGAAGATCCACTTGTGCCAGAAGTACCAGATGAGCTAGAAGTACCTGAGGTACCTGCTGTTGATCCTGAAGTACCTGAAGTACCATTTACACCTGAAGTACCATTTGTACCTGATTGTCCACTTGAACCTGTTATACCTGATGTACCAGAAGAACCTGAAGTACCGCTAGTACCTGATGTACCAGATGTACCTGTTGTACCACTTCCTCCGCCTCCTCCTTGAACTAACGATACAACACCCTCATCATCAATTGTTAAGACATATCCCTCCCATCCTTGTGTTACGATAGGTAAGTTATATTTGTTAAAGCCAAGTGATCTATCAAAGAAACCCCTACCTTGGTTTGGGTTGTCTAATCGATTATTACCACTGTACCTGTTTTCAGCCATGCCTTAAAAACGTTTCTTATAAATATTAAAACTTATATTGATAAAACTGTTAAGGCAGCTTATTTACAGTAGTTTCTGATATCAATACCTGAGTTGTGTTTGAGAATTTCGATATAGCTGTTACATCTTTCTGTAATGTGTCTGGAATGATGTAGCCGTTAATTCTTAAATCGAATGTACTTCTAATAATACGTTCGTCGTTGTTAGTTAGTTCGGTTTGAAAACCAAAAGAATCGATCATTGTTTTAAATTGGTATCTTTCAGGATTACCCCAGTATGCATCGGAAGCATATTCAATTGCCTCAACTATTTTGTTTAGTTGCTCAACATAGTACGTAAATGCCGCGCATGTATACGTTATAGTAACATAATCAGGCACAACTGTGGCGTAGTATTGAATTTCAGGAGTTCGGTTATTTAATACGTTAAATTGACTATATTCGTTTCGTGCGTCATAGCTTTTTTTAGAAACACTATAGTTGTTTGGGTTGTTAGCGTCTAACTTGTTTGTAATAGTTCTGTTTTTTGTAATATCTGTTCTTTTGAACATGATAAGAGGTGCCATAATTTTACCTTTTATATCTCGGTAAAATCCATCTCTTTGATATGATTTCCATTTTTCAGGAGAACCATAAATTACGGGAACAGGTAAACGTTCACCATTTTGCAATACTGAAGGTTTAATTACTTCATTAAAATAATAAAAAACGGCTTCATCAATGTCTTGAATACCAACGCTAAATGGTTTTACATCATCTCCTTTCCACGATACCTGTTGTGAGCGATTTGGCTTTAATCTATCGTTTGGATTTCCCCATTCAGGAGCAGTTGCCTTATGTTGAGATAAGCTTATCTCTTTTTGGGTTTTTGGAGTCGGTTTTCTAGTAGCCATTATATTCTTTGATTAACAATTCCAACACGATCAGCAGGTACATAGTGAGCATCACATATTACACTTACATTGTAACCAAACTCATTCAAATCAGTTTCTAATGGGTTAACATTATTAGCATCCGTATATGGATAAGCAGGATCTTTACCTACAAAGAATTGACTTGTGTTTACGTTGTCAATTTCCCAATATCCATTTTGGAACATTATAAAGTCACCTACCTCAGGTTGAACATTAGCGTCAACTAAATCATCTCGTAAGAATCTATATTGAACACTCCATTTAAAGTCAACACCAAAATCATCAACTGGGTTTTCAAAATTGCTGGTTTCGATTAAAGCATATATAAGTAAAGGTTGTTGAAATACTCTTCCCATATTTGCCTCACCATACATATTTGTTTTTGTTTCTGTAAGGTTTACTTTATAAAATACTACTTGTTGAGAAATAATGTTTTGCATCAACTCGCGGTTGATGTATCTAAACATTGAAATATCTCTAGCTTGTCCAAATAGTGCCATTATCCTATAAAGATTGTCATTGGTGATTGATTCAATTCATTTTGTCTTGCAGTAGATTCTGCTGATCTTCTTTCTAATAATGCTTGACGAGATGTTGAATCAAAATATTCTCTTAATCTTGTAATTAAATTTTCTTTTTCTGTAGTAGCAGCTGTAACTAATGTATCACCATTTAATGTTACTTCTGCCCCTGGAATTGGTATTGAAGAATATTTGTTACGAGTGTAACCTAACATTTCTTTAGATAATGCTAATGTGTATTCAAATATCCAAGATCTACCTACAGAGTTAATATCGTTATAGTTAGGGTTAGTGTATGGAACGTTTGAGGCGTTTGAAATTTTTCCTATACCATTTGTTACAGCTGAGTTTAATCTGTCTTCTACTTTAATAAAGTCGAATACTAAGATTTCACCATATCCTAAACCGTCTGCCCCATCAAAATCACCATCACCCATTCCAGTACCAGGTACTGGGAATACTGTAATAATATTATTTATAATATTAAAGGTATAGTTAGATAAAGTTACAGTGTTTTGCATTTCAATTGCTTGAAGATTCTGCATTGTGTAACTTGTAGGCATCATAAGATAGTTAGAGTATCCATATCCAAAGCCATAAACACCAGCTGCAGGAACACCTCCTAAACCAGCACCTCCACCTTGACCTAACATGTAGGGAGAATATAATTGGTTAATTGCTGGAGGTGGTTGATACCAAACGTTTTTAATTTCTATACCGCCTGAAATTCCATTTTCAATGGCCCATGCTTTTAGGTCATATTGTTGAACAGATGCTGTAAGCATTAATTGACCTTTAAGCCAAGTTACGTTACCACCAGCTCCTGCTTCCTCACCATACTGTTGAGACAGTCTAACAATGTTTGCCATTGAAGGTGTGATGATACTGTCGTTAACATCAATAGATTGTGTTA